AGCTACTTTGTAATTTTAATACCTCTGGGGACACCGTAATACACCCTGACGATTTGACTTGGCTTAACAAATTGCTAAAAGACCCAGAGTATAGAACAGGTCATGATCGTAATTTTTGGATTTGGGAAAAGTATGATGAAAGTAATACATATTTGTTAGTTGCAGATGTGGCTCGTGGCGATGGAGCAGATAATTCCGTCTTCCATGTTATGAAAATAGACACAATGGAAGTGGTAGCAGAATATCAAGGAAAGCCAAGCCTAGACATGTATTCGCAAATGCTTTATTCGGCTGGTTCTGAGTATGGTAACTGTTTATTAGTTGTTGAAAACAACGGTATTGGTATATCAATTTTGGAAAAACTAATTAATTTGGGATATTCTAATCTATATTACTCTGTTAAGTCAACTCACGAGTTTGTCAATCAAATTCAAGGACAGAATATGAATAATGCAGTAGCAGGATTTACCACCTCAACAAAAACTAGACCACTAATTGTTGCCAAGCTAGAGGAGTTCATACGAAATAAAATAGTGAAAATATATTCTAGTAGATCTTATCATGAGTTTAAAACTTTTATATGGGTTAACGGGAAACCGCAATCTATGAGAAGTTATAATGATGATCTAGTTATGTCATTGGCTATTGCTTGCTGGGTTAGGGACACTGCCTTGCAAGTTAATAAAAAAGAGCAAGAGTATAAAAAAGCTATGATAAGTTCAATGTATGTAAACACAACCAAGCTTACGACTGCGATTAAAGGAATGAATACTTTCCAGCAAACTCACCAAGAGAGATATGATGGAGAGATGCAACAAATAAAAGATTTTTTATGGATTTACAAAGGATAATATAATATGGCTAAAAAATATGGAAAAAAAGGAAACAACCCTTATAATGAGGCGAATAGTTTATTTAAGTCACTTACAAGGCTGTTTTCCGGACCTATAGTTAATAGGAGAACCCAGACAGGTAGAGAGCTAAAAAGAAGACATTTAGATATATACTCTAATCGTTTCAAGTCTGCCTCAGGGAAACAATTTAAGAAAACAGAATATAATCCAATGAACGTTATGTCTGTTAATATGATCTCTAATAGAAACAGGTCGGAGCGTTATGTAGACTTTGACCAAATGGAGTATGAGCCAATCATCGCTTCGGCATTGGATATATATGCAGATGAAATGACAACGCACTCAAGTTTGAACCCCATGCTTAGGATCAAATGTGCGAATGAAGAGATCAAATCTGTTTTAGATTCTTTGTATTTTAATGTATTAAATATTAATCATAACTTATTTGGATGGTCTCGAACCATGTGTAAATACGGAGACCTTTTTCTATATTTGGATATGGATGAAGAAGCAGGTATTCGAAACTGCATTGGTTTACCACCGCAAGAAGTTGAGAGACTTGAAGGCGAAGACGAATCAAATCCTAATTACGTCCAATACCAGTGGAACTCTGCTGGTCTCACGCTTGAGAATTGGCAGGTTGCACATTTCAGAATACTAGGCAACGACAAAAACGTACCTTACGGAACATCTGCGCTTGAGCCTGCTCGACGTATATGGAGGCAGTTGACACTTCTTGAGGATGCTATGATGGCCTATCGTATCGTTAGATCACCAGAGCGACGAGTATTTAAGATCGACGTTGGAAATATCGCCCCTCAAGACGTAGAGCAATATATGCAGAAGGTTATGACTCAGATGAAACGTCATCAGGTTGTTGACCCAAAGACAGGTCGCGTGGATCTTCGCTACAATCCTTTGTCAATTGAAGAAGATTATTTTATTCCTGTTCGCGGTGGGTCTGCGTCTGAGATTATAAATCTACCCGGCGGCCAGTTCACCGGAACGGTTGAAGACGTTAAGTACCTTAAGGACAAACTGTTTGCGGCTATCAAAATTCCACAAGCGTATCTCACGATGGGAGAGGGTGCGATGGAAGACAAGACCACGTTAGCTCAGAAAGACATTCGCTTTTCAAGGACCATCCAAAGACTACAGCGAGTCATCATCGCAGAACTTGAAAAGATTGGAATCATTCATCTTTTTACTCTTGGATTCAGAGGCGACGATCTTCTTTCGTTCTCGCTTCACCTTAACAACCCATCCAAGATTGCAGAATTGCAAGAGCTTGAACATTGGAAAAGCAAGTTTGAAGCAGCAGGAGCAGCTACAGAGGGATACTTCTCAAAACGCTGGGTTGCAGAGCACATGCTTGGAATCTCAGAAGAAGAGTTTATTAGAAACCAAAGAGAAATGTTCCATGATATGAAATTTGCAGCACAACTTCAAGGCGGAGAAGGCGGAGCCGAAGGTGGTGATCTTGGAGGCGGCCTTGGTGATTTAGGTGGTGACCTTGGCGGAGGAGACTTGGGCGACGACTTAGGTGGCGGCGGAGATCTCGATGATTTGGGCGGAGGAGAACCAGCCGGCGGTGGTGGCGGTGACGACAAAGAAGACGTTTTACTCGCAGAGCCCCCAGCTAAGAGAGATGATATCAAGTGGAAACGGCCCGATGTCCCTGAATATAAGCGAGGCAGATATAAGAGACACCAGAGAACATATGACAAAGGCGGAAGGAAGAAAAATTTCAAAAACCAAGCTACCGGAGAATACGGCAACACAGCGAGGACAGCCATGCCAATGGGCTCGTCTGAACTAAGGCAATTGTCAAAGGGAATTACTGAGTCCCATGAACTTGAGGAAAACAAACTATTTAATACAAAGCACGAAATAAATAAATTGCTTGAGGGCCTAATAAAAACGGAGAAGAAAGATCATGAAGCACAATAAGAAAAGAAATACCGCTTTTCTTTATGAATGTCTTATCAAAGAATTAACAAAAGCGATTGTTAGAAAAGATAGTGATAGAAAAGATAACATTACTAAAATCATAAAGGAAAACTTTAAAAAAGGATCTGCACTCAAGCAGGATTTGGACACTTATCGTTCTTTACTTGAGACTAAAAAAGTAAATAAACTTTTTGCTGAGCGTTTCCTTGTCGAGACTAAGAAAGATTTCCAAAACATTGATCGAAAAGCAGTCTTTAACCAACAGACAAAGCTTATAAAACAGATCAATGAGACACTTTCACCGGCAGCATTTGCAAATTTTATTTCAAACTACAAAGATATAGCATCTGTTGGTGCTTATTTGAATTCTAATCTTAAGGCCAAAAATCGAATCCTTATCGAGGCTCGCATAGTGCAATCGATGGCATCAGAGGAAACTCCATCTCGCGGACTTGCACACATTGACAACCTTACATACAAAACTTTCACCAACAAATTTAATGAAACATACGGCAACAGTTTGAAAACAGAGCAAAAAGATTTATTAATGAATTATATTGTTTCTTTTTCTGATAATGGATTAGGCCTTAAATCGTTCTTAAACGAGGAAATTTCACGTCTTAAAATTACCCTAGGTGAATGTACCAAGAATGAAAAAATTGCTAAAAATGACGCATTTTTGGCCAAAACAAGGCAAGTTTTATCTAAACTTGAAAGTTTTAAAAATACTCCGATCACCGAAGATACTGTTAAGGACGTATTTCTAATTCAGAATCTTGTAGCGGAGGTTATTAAGTAATGGCAGTTAAAGTAAAAATAAACTCTGATGATATTGGTGTTAGTGATATCAGTGTTGACGTCAAGGAAACCATCAAGGTTAACATAGAAGACTCCAAAAAGCAAATGCTTGAATTCCAATTAATGATGCGGAAAGCGCTGAATGGAGATCTTCTTATATTTGACCACTCTGATATTGATATTGTTATAATGACAGAGAAAAAGAAAGTTGTTGCCTTCGCAAAGGACCTTATGACTGAGATTGTGTATGGAGCGGAAAGCCGTTTATTCGATCATTTGAAAAAGGCTGGTATTGTGGCTTTTGATTCTATTCAAGGTGGAAACGTATACGGCTCTTTGGAAGCAAAGATACACGAGTCGAAGGAAGCTGACAGTGTAAAAGCAGCTTTATATGAGATAAGTCAATGGATTAGTAGTGAAAAGCCGTACATGGACTCTATGAAAGGGCATGACGATATGATGGATGATTTTATTTTAGACCCTGAGGATGAAAGATCCACGGAGTTTGGGGAAGTCCCTCACGAAGAAGAAAAAGGTTCAATAAAACAACATGGGCTATTTGCCCCATATATGTATGGAAGATATATATACTAAAGGAGATTATTATCATGAAATTAACAAAGAAATTATTGAAGGAGATGGCTCGAGAAGTGTTGAATGAGGCGCTCGAACCCTTGCCACGCAAAGTCAAATTTAAAGATGCAGCAGATGCCATTCTGGCAGCAAAAGATAATTGTCATGGTTGCACATTCAAGCAGCATATGCATAACGATGAAACAGGAGAAATGTTTGTTAACCATCAAACCAATATGAAGAATAGAATAGGAGCGCCCCAAATACAGGCTATGCTGAATTGGAAACGTATCGAAGAAACATACAATGAGCTTTACCCTGATGCGATGGAATATGTTGAAAACTATAAGACAGACCCGGAAACTACCACTCCGAGTGATATGGCGGATTGGATGAGTCGGGAAATCAATGCCTGGGAAAGACGCTCCCATGAAAGGGACCAAGCCAAAGCCACTCTAAAATATAAAAAAGCCAAAGGTGCCTATGGCGACCCAGTAGACCGCAGCGCTTTGGCTGGCGCTGGTAGCCAAAAGCTTACTCCCGGCATGGCCACCTCTCGTACCCCCACTTCTGGTGCCAGAACAGGTTACATGGAATCCATGAAACTGCCTTCCGATGATCTGAAGGCAATCATTCAGGAAGAGCTTGCCAATGTTCTAAAAGAAAAGAAGAAGTAATGGAGACTAAGTGGACTTAATCTATTTTATTCTTGCCGCGTATGGCATGACCTTTATGCTGGTATACGGCAAGATATTTGAAGACATTCGCCCCAATAAAGATTATACAAAAAAGTGGAATACCCTATGGCATTGCCCACTTTGTTTGGGTTTTTGGGTCGGATGCTTTTTGTTTTTGATAAATGGTTTCACCGAACTATTTACTTTCGAGTATTCAATCGCGAATATGTTTATTTGCGGCTGTATCTCCGCTGGAAGCTCTTACTTTCTATCGATGATCGTAAAAGACGAAGGCATTAATGTTAACCATATAGGAGTTGGTCATGACTAAGAAATGGATGCTTCAACCTGTAAGACGCTGTTGTAGCGGAAGCTGACTCGTGGGGGTAGCGCCCCCACATTTTTTAAGGAATTATAGAAATGAAACTAACAACAAAAAGATTAAAGCAAATTATCAAAGAAGTTCTGAGTGAATATGGTGGTGATGATGTAATGCACGACATGCAATACGGCACAGATTCTAGAGTTGCGCCTGCGATGTCAGCCCAGCCGACACCAGAAGAGATCGAGGCTATTCAGGCTAAGATGGATAAACTAATGCAAGCCGCCATGGATGGAGACCAAGGTGCTATTCAAATGCTTATGGACTATGAATAATGAAAATAACTAAAAAACTATTAGAACAGTATATCAGAGAAGCGATGAGTGAGGCACAATGGTGGGGAAAACCTAAGTCAGCGGAAAGAATAGCAGGCATGAATCAAGGTGTAAGGGGCGCCAGACGGGTACCGCAAACACAGGTGCCATCACAAGGTAAGCCCTATAAGCCACGACCAGCAACGATTCCCAAATCTAATATTGAAAGAGAAAAGAGAATTACAAGTGGAAATAAAATGACAATAGATTCAATAATCGAAAAATGTGTAGAGATGGCCCCTACTATACAAAATGATCAAGAATTCCAACCAGCAGTTGAACTTATCGCCGCTGAAATAGCAATGCAAATTTCATCTGGTTTCCACACAGTAAGCAAAGACGGCCTGCTCAAAGGCAAGTATGGCACGATAATTAAAAGAATGCTTCAGGCAGCTTTGGATGATCGTGACGGAAAAGAGCCTCGACCTTACGGCTCAGGGGCATAACATGCCCAAGCAGCTTTTAACAGAATTTTATGAACTATGCAAAGACGGTGTTTGCCAAGATTTGCTAACAGAGCGAGAGAAGCGAGAGGTTGCTAACGGCGCCCTTTATCTTTCGGGTCGCATGCAGACCTGTGAAATGAAGAACGGAAACGGAAGAATCTATCCTTGCGATGTTCTTAGAAAAGAAATACAAAATTATCAATCTGT